ATAGTCAAAAGCCAATTCAACCTTGACTGAAAACAATTGTCCTTCATCAAAATCATTATCTTTTTGTAACTGTTCAGGCTCATCCTGTGGCTGTTTTGATGGGTCTAAATGCCGTATCAATGACCATATAACAGTTGCGGCAATCACCGCTATTAAAACTTGTATCAGTAATGACATACTTATTCCTCAAGCGTAGTTAAACGGTTAAGGATAGTTCAGCCCTACAAATTCTTATCCACCGTAAAAGTCCCAATATCACTACTCCAGCTGCCGCTTGGCAATGTTACCTTAGCTTGTATTTGCCAGCTTTTAGGCTGATCAAGATCGCCTGCTTGGGAAACATAACGAATTTTCCCATCACTGCCGGTGCTGCTGAAGTTTGCTGTTTTAGTCAACAAGGTTTTATCCGGCTTTTGAAATACGATCTGCTTTACCGTTGCTGATGACACATCCAGCACCGCGCCGGTTTCGTCTTTTAAAGTCACTTCAAATACGGTGCCGATGTCGTTTAAGTGGATGGCCATTTATAGCTCCAAAGTTATTTTCAGGGTTTTTTGTAGCGTGCGTGTTATCCGGTGGCTTTTAATCACGGCCAATTCAACCGCATAGGCTTTTGAACACGTTAAGGTAAATTCTACGATTTCAGGCATGTTATCGGTTCAGTGTAAAGTGGATGGTTTTGGTCACGCGCAAGGTAAACGCTTTAAACTCGCTCCAAACGGCGGCGGCCTGCATAAAAAAAGATTTCTGGCTGAATGATGACTGGTTAAAGCTACGATGATCAAACACCGGAACCTCGCCATTGATCTGCTTCTGAGCCATCGCCTATCACATCTGCACCGTTTATTTTTTGGGTGTCGGCGTGTATCGGTGTTGCTTGGGCTGCGGATAATACCGCTGCGGGCACTGCGGCCACTGCCGTGAGTACGTCGGTATTGTCGACGCCACCGGCTGACGCCGTGTTCAGTTTGCGGCCCATGGTGCCGGTCAGGTTAAAGTCTGCGGATAAGGCATTCCAAACTTCAAACGCTACAGATTCCGCAGTTAGCACGGATGTATTTGCAGTTGAGCCCGTCATGTTGCCGATGGCGTAAGGTGTTAACGCGCCAGATAGCGAGAATGTCGCTGATGCTGTTCTGAGTGGTGAGGTATCCACCGTGGGCAAGATCGTGGCGCTGGCGACAAAGCTGATCGTGCTTGCGCCTTCGCCGCTGGTGACGGCGCCCAGCAAAGACGTTTGACCATTAATCGTCAATGTTGCGGTGCCGATGGCGTTGGCCGATGCCGTGAGCAGCGGACTGTTGGTATTGATCGATAGCGTTGCCGTACCTGTGCCAAACGCCACCAGTGCGCCGGTCACTGGTGCACAATCAATGCTAAAACTGGCAGAACCCGGCGAAGTAATGCCGCCCAGTATCGAGCCTGAGCCGCTGAGCGATAAAATGGCTGAATTTCGAGAACTAATTTCCCCCACCGATTGCGGGATAAGCCAAGTTGAACCGGCATTGTTATAGCTTGGCGTAGCCCAATACCTGAATACCGTATTCCGCTGGCTCACATACATGATGTTGCGTGAAAACCCTGACTTTCCAAAGTTGCTATTCAATCCCTGTTCAACGGACACAGCCGAACCGCCCGTAAATTTTAAGGGCGATTTGTGCAAGACTGAGCCGTTACCGAGTAACACGATTAACCCCAGGCGGTATCGATGCTGCCGTAAAAAGCGCTATTGATGGGCGTTGCTGCCCCGGCATACATCAACCATTGCAGGTTAGCGCCGTCGTAAATTCTTGGCATGGATGGCAACTGGTTAACCAAATCACGCTCAGAAGCCACGCCCACGGTAGTAATCGGCAAAGTTACGATCGGTCTGCACAGCACTAAATTCATACAGCCGGAGGTCATCGTGACGGAAAAGTTAACCGATTGAACCGATAAAATCCCCTGATCGCCTGCAGCCATGGGCAAGAAGGGGCCATATTTGCCAACGCCGGTGCCCGAATAAGCAATCGAACCTACCGGGCTTGTAGCGTTAATAACGGGTAATGATGGCGATGCCGGAGTTAGTCGACCGGCTACGCTGTTGGTATTGGTGTAACTGAGTTGGACGGTGGGTGTACCAGCACCCATCACAACAGACGGAGTTAAATAAGCCCTAACGCCTTTACCATCCGCATAGCGTGGCAAGGTTTGAACGCCTAAAATCGTTTGGGCGCCGGTCGTGGTGACGGTTGAAATCGGGATAACCGCCAGCTGGTCAATCAGCATTAACACGGCTGGTGCTGTGGTCGCAGCTGCACTAAAGGCGCTAACATTCATCAGGTGTTTAATGTCCGGCGATACATAGCCACCGTGCTGAATACCATTGGGCACTTGGGTACCGGTAATGGTTTGCGCCGTGACGGTTTGCGAGATATTGACCGTGTAAGTACCACCGTTATTCGCGCCTGTACCTGTACCCAATGCGGTGATATAGGTTCCAGGTGCTACGCCGGTGCCGGTAAGTAATGATCCTACAGTGAAACGGCCTGTACCATGGGTAGTATCGGTAAAGGTAGTCGTTGAAATGCTGCCGCCTAAAGCTGCCGTTGTCGCTGTATTCGACGTGGTTTCACTTAACGCCTGAAATGTTAAGTTGGTACCGCCGCCAATAATGGAGTTTTGAAACGGGTTCCCCGCGCCGGTCGACAAGTCATACCAAACCCCTGCAGCCTGAGTACCTACCGGCAAGGTGTTTTTATTCCAATCGGTGCGATTGAATTTGCCTGCTGAAAACGCGGCAATGATTTGATCCATGGACTGAATAGCCATTTTTTAACCCCATACGAAAGTAGCTGTACCATGAAGCGGTACACTGGCAAGAGAAGCTTGAGGGCATACCAACACGTTTAAGTAAGCGTCGTCCTCAATGATTGGTAGCTTGGTAACATCAACAAAGGTATTGCGCTCCATCGGTGCGCCCAAGGTCCTGAGCGCAAAATGTTCGATCGGTTTGACCAGCACAAAGGCAATCAAGCCAGTATCGGCACTTAAAAATTGCACGGAATCAATGGACCGAACGCCGGTATCACCTGCCTGTAACGGCAAAAAAGGCCCGCTGCTTAATGCGGTGGCGGGTGATGAAGTAATGACGGTGCCGTTAACCAATTGTGTGTTGCATGACACGGTAGGCGTAACCCTGCCGCTGACGCCGTTGCTATTGGTGTAAGTCACTCTGAATTGTGGATTGCCGACGCCGGATTGACCGGCGACCTCGACCGGCAAAATTCTTACCCCTTGACCTGTCACTGATCTGGGTAATGTCTCGGTATTGACCAGGAATTGTTCATCCGTGATGGACATATCGACAAACGGATAGTACAGCAAGTAGTCACACAGCAAGGACGGCAAAGGAGCCGCATTAGCGGTATTGCTCATTATCACGATCTGTTTGAGGTACTTGGTATAACCCAAGGCATTGACGTTGCCACCGTGCGGGATGCCGCCGTCCGTGCTCTGTTTAAGCGGCACAGCAATATTGGGCGATGCCGCGTAATAGTTTGGCACCGGGTTTCCAGGTGACATACTCAGGTCAAACCAAATACCTGCGCCAGTAATCTGTGTTGGGTTTTTCCGCCAACTGGTAAACCAAAAGCTGCCATTATTTTCAGCATTTACCAAGTCTGCAATGCTTCGTAAAGCCATGATTAATCAGCCGATACGGATAACGCCCCAATAGCAAACTGTGGCTGAATCCCCGCGCTAACATTCAGCGTTGAGCTTAAAGCGCCACTGATCATCATGGCCACCGCACCGGACGCCGTATCGACCACTGCAAAATGCGTAATAGCGGATGTGCCAGCCGTACAGGCTCCAAACTGAATCAAAGCGGCATTGGTAAAGGTTGATCCGCCATCCGTCCAGGCGGAGGCTTTGGTAAGCGCTACTCTGGAATAGCCGGTATAGTTGGCCTCGGCTGCTAATGATGCTGCTTCGCCAGGATCTGCGGTAAACAGGGCCAGATATTGGGTCGCGCCTGCTCTGTAAGCAGGATCTGTACCCTGCAAGAATAATTTAAGTGCGGCGTTTTCGGTGGTGTTGCTCAGTGACATGACAATCCTTTTTTAAGTTTAAAAAGCATTACATTTTAATGAGTGCTAATTTTGCTATTAATAAAGCTAAAATATACCAAAAAAAGGTGTTATACACCTAAAATAAGGTGTTTTTTGTAAAATATGCTTTAAAACTTGAGGAGGTTTTTTGCATGAAAGTGAACTGCCCAAATTGCCACGGCAAAGCGCGTATTACATCCCGTAACGATCTAGCGATTACCGTGTCTGATTTGTATTGCCAGTGCATGAACACCCGCGATTGTGGTGCGTCGTTTGTAGTGACACTGGCTTTTAAAAATTACCTTAATCCACCACTCACCAACACCCAACAATTAGCCGCGCATCTGCTGGGCAGTTTGACTAAAGACC